ATTCAATAAGATCTTCGTAGATTTCACGAGATTTTGCAACTACATACTCGTGGAATAATTCTTCTGCTTTAGCTTGATCGTTGTTGACCAAGTTCTCTAGCATCTGTGCTAGTAAGTTTTTATCTGCCATGTTATATTCTCCTTAAAGATGGGTAGGCTGTCATACATTTTATTTAACACAATGATTACAATTTGGTGTTAAATGATACTTTTTTGAATGGTTTCATCTGTATATATAGTCCCTGGAAACTTTTGTGCAAATTCGTCAAAGGATATATGTGTTATGTTTGAGTTTGCCAGTTTGTCAGGAATAAATCCGCCAGATTCTATAACTCGATAAAATTGAGTATATCTGTGATCTCTAATTGTTTTTTCTGTTTGGCTCAGCCAATTTCCGTGATATGTTGCAACATCTTCGCTGCGTTTGTAATTAAAGGTATTAGCATATACATTATTGAATTTCCCTCCAATCCCTTGATAGTCAAACCCAAATATGTATACTTCTTTATGTCCACGCTCGCAGGCAAAGTGCAATGCTGTAGGACCACTGCTCCATCCTTTGTGCGGATGAAAGTAATTGATTCCGCTCTTAGCGTTAATTCCTTTATTAGGATTAGACCAAACACTGTGGGTTTTATGATAACCTGCTGAAATGATTTCGTTAACCATCTTAACGTCAACAGCTATTAAAAAGTCAGGATCAAATTCTCTGTAAACAGCATTACAAGCATATACAGTGCCGTGCGATAATAGCGAAGGAGCATCTAATTGTAGTCTACTTCTGCCATTGCCTAATACGAAAGCGGGTTCATTCTGCGGGTTGGTCTGCTTCAACTGGGGTACCGTACATTTGTTGTATAAAAGCTCTTTCTGATTCTTCTTCAAAATCATGAGCTTCACTTTGTATTCGCAGCTGGTTTATTTGTTTAAGAGTTAAACGTAGTTTACGTGTGTCTGATTTTTTGACCACAGAACTATCTCTAGAGTTTTCATATCGTTGATCGACTGAAAAGTCATTGGTATTGTCGTTAAAATAAAAGAATTCACGTAGGAGCATAATGTATTTATTACTGACCGGCTGGAGGTGGTGCCGCAGGTTGTAAGGTTTCTGCACCCTCTGCAGGAACTTCTGCGGCTAAATCGTCAGGTGCTTCTGCGTCTGCTGCGCCTGCTTCTGCACCGATAGTTGACGGAGTTATGCCAATACCTCTCATTTCTCCGGCAGCATCGCCTACAGTTTTTAGCTTATTACCGTTCTCTTCTCTCCACATCAATT